TTTCGCGTAGATCATCGTGTCGTGCAGTCGAAAGCCACACTCCATAGCCCAAAGCGCTTGCTTAAACGATGTGCCTGTCTCACTGCCCTTGATCGTGGCGTCTGCCACTACCCACACAACCACGCCGCCATCTTTAGTAACACGGTATAGGTCTTTAATAGCCGCTTTCCAAACATGCTCGCCCCATAGCGCGTTGTTGCCGTTATAGGTACGCAGGTTGTCATAAGGTGGACTGGTTACGGTTAAATCAACAAATCCGTCTGGCATCCTTGCCATTGTGTCGAGGCAATTTTCATTATAAATTTTATTTACTTCCATCTTTCATCTCCTTAACTAATTTCTCGTTTGCATCCACAATCTTCTGCATATCCTCAACGGATATTTCTTTTTCCAAAGGCTCGAAGAAATAAACCTTCTCGTCCTCTGTCTGAAAATACTCTTTGGTCACTTTGATTACTTTCATCTTTCACTCCTATAATATACTATATTTTGGGTCAAAAAGCAAGTGGTTTTAACCGATTTCTTTTGATTTTGTTGGATTTTCATAAGCAGTTAGAACCTCCTCGGACCCACTTGGGCCCCGCCTTTTTCCAGCCGTCTACCGCAAACCAACTTCCCACAACCCCGAGGGCCTTCCCGGAAGACACCATCCCCGGGGTGACCCTCAAGACCGTCCAGCCGTCTATCTGCGCCAGGTTATACTTGGCGATGTCCCGCAGAATCCCCGAGATGCTCCCGTGAGCTCCTCTCCGGAACTGGCCGCAAGTCGGGCACCGCTTCCCGCCCTTGGTGAAGATTCCACCCTCAACCTCAACGGCCAGGAACAACTCGGGCCACGCCAGGTCAAACCGGTATTTGCGCCCCGCGTGAAAGACATACTCACAGCGGACCGGAGGGAACCCCTCCCTCACCAAAAGAACCGCCAAGACCCGGCTCGAGCTTTTCACGAGGATATAATACCACTATCCCACAAAAAGTCAACGTACATTATAGGCCGGTCCGGAGTAACTGATTGAGTAACTGACCAATAACTAGACCGATTATAGTAACCCGCGCTGGACCCCTATGAGAGAGGGAGAGAGTAACTAACTCTCTCTCTCTAGGGGTCAGTTACCAGTTACTCGACTGATTATATAGGAGGGAGGAGGAGAAAAGTGACAGCTTGAGTAACTAGACTGATTATTCAGTTACCCGGGAAGGTAGCGAAAAAGTAACCAAAAAGTAACCATTTTGCTATTTACTTTCGTACCATAATCGACTATACTAGGTCAGGATAAGGAAAGAGGAGGACACAGATGGACGACAGAATCCGAAAGCTCGAGGAGAAGGTTGAGAAGGCTTGGGACCGGTACACAAAGGTAACCTGGGATGAGAACCTCACCGCCGGGGTACACAGGGTAAAGGTAGCCAACGCCAAGAGAGCCTTCCTGAAGGCTTCTCTCAAGCTTCAAGCCGCTCGTGACGACAAGCTCGTTGAGGTGGCGGTCCGGGTCATCGGTGAGCAGAAGTGGACCCGGAAGGTCCTCCCGGAGAGCAAGGTGGAGAAGTGGCTCGACAAGCTCGCAGAGAAGCACGGTGGATACGAGGCCCTGGACGTTCTGACCCGGGACGCATAGGAGGAGGAGACAATGACTCACGAGGAGTTTCAGAACTGGCTCGAGTTCACGAAGTCGAGTGAGACGCAGTGGATTGTGGACGTGGTGACCTTCGTCAACAGGGGTGAGATTCTGGTCTACCGGGGAGGGGTTGATGGGATATACCTTCTCTGCCAGCCGGACGGGACAGCCACCATCGGGACCTATGAAGGAGCGATGCCCCACATCGGGGAGGCCGTCTTGCGGCCGGGATTCTCCCGCAACGTGAGCATCGATGCCCTCGGAGCCCTCCTGGCCGTCTACAAGAGGGTAGGGATTGGGAACCAGGACCTGATGGACCTCCGGGAGCGGATGGACTGGGCCACCCGGACCTACAAGAGGAGCCGCTGATGGTAGACCTCAAGAAGCTCCGCAGCGCAAGGTTCTCACTCGGTAGGCTCGTGGCGACTCCCGGTGCACTCGAGGCCCTCAAGCGGACGCAGACGGTGACGGGACATATTCTGTACCGGCACTCGACCGGGGACTGGGGTGACGTCTGCGAGGCGGACAAGCGGGAGAACGAGTTGAGTCTCAAGGAGGGCTTCCGGATTCTCTCCGCCTACACCCTCCGGGACGGGACCAAGATATGGGTCATCACAGAAGCGGACAGGAGCTCAACCTGTATCCTGCTCCCTTCTGAATACTAGGAGGAGGAGAAGATGATAACCGCAACTGTAAGCAAGCGTGTCGCTAGGCTCTTGGAGTGGCTTCGGAAGTCTTGCGGGAACTTGGGCTATGAGACGTCCTACCACGTGGCCCCGGGGTACTCGTGGACCACGGACGGGTTTCAGGCTCACATCGTCATCGGGAAGCTCTTGTTGCCGGAAGGGAACTGGCACGCCCACAAGGTGGAGTCCGGGGCCAACTTGTTTGCCGAGGCGGAAGACACGCCGCCTCCTTTTACAAAGTGCGTCCCGACAGACCGCCCATCATACGAGGGGAACTATGACGCCAAGCGGCTCATCGCCGCGTTGTCCCTGATAGAGGGAGCCGCGTTCATCGAGGCCCACGCCAAGGGCCCGCTCCTCATCGGAGGGCAGACGAAAGACGGGGACCACGTGACCGCCTACTTGATGCCAACAACTAGGTTCGCCCGGAAGCCCTACAAGCCGGTTCAAGAGGAGGCCCGAGATGTCGTGGACAAATGACGGTGTTCCCGAGCGCAGGATTGACCCTCCGACCAGGCCGGAAGCCCGCTGTCACTGCGGCCATCTTCTTTCCGACCACGCCGCCTGGGGGACCGCCTGGTGTACCGTTGACGGTTGCGACTGTATGGAGTTTGACGAGTACACGGAGGAGGAGGAGATGTGGGAAGGGGCTGACGCCAAGTGCGATGAGAGGAGGGGAACGTGAGTAGCCTACCGGTTGAGGAGCGACTCGAGGAATGTCCCGTGTTATCGTGGTATTCAAGTAGAGGAGGACAAGATGAAGACGCTGGCTGAGGAGAAGCAACTCGAGAAGGTCCGGCAGGAACTCGTGGAGGCCCGCCGGGAGTTGCGTGACGCCTACGATGACAACGCCGCCCTGAACCGGGACAAGACCGCCCTGGAGTCCCTTCGGAGAGCACTCAAGGAGGTGCTGTAATGGACGTTGAGGAGAGGCTGTATCAGAGGGAGTTGGATGACGCCCGGGAGGAGCACGCCCGGGAGATGGAGGCGGAAGGCCGGAACATCACTTGCCCCGTCTGCTCCGGGAAGGGCCGGATTGATTGCGAGGTGTGCCCGGTGTGCCTCGGGGAGGGCTTCCTGACCCAACAGGACGTGGACAACATCGAGGCCCTCAACGAGAAGACGGGAAGGGTAGCTGACCTGTTGGAGGCCGGGGAGGTCGCAGAAGCCGCCAAGCTCCTCTCCGAGATTTCAACTCCCTTGAGCGGAGTTATGAAGGCGATTCTGATGATGGGGGAGGGTGTCGTATGGCAACCGCAGAAGTGAAGGAAGTAAAACTGACCGAGGCCGGGAAGGTATGGGCCACGGTCCGAGTCGTGCTTACAGAGGAGGAGACGGCTCAACACGTCAACCTTGAGGTGAGCTCCTCCCGGACCGCCCACCGGGTCCGGGCCGCAGCGGGAAGGGCCCTCAAGGAGGCCGGGATAGCCCTCCGAAAGGGGAGGATATATCAGTGTACCGGAGGAGCCGGGAGCCTACTCGAGTATGACTATGTTGTGGGGACGTACCAATGACCGGACCCGGGCCTGTTCTTTCAGCACGGCAGACAGCGGACCTCTTCAAGAGGGTCCAGAACGGGGAGGCCGTGAAAGCCCTGGCAAGGGAAGTCGGTGTCTCCCACACCACCATCCTCCGCTCTTTCAGCCGGTATGGGCACAGAAGGAACCGCTGGAAGGAACCGGAGGTGGCCCTGGTCGGACCGTGGAAAAAAGTAACCGAAAAGTAACCGTTTTGCTATTTACTTTCCGGCCCGGGGTCGCTATACTAGGGCAGGATAAGGAAAGGGGAGGTCAAGATGACGAAAACAGCAGAGAACACCGGAGCCTACCTGAACGAGCTCGGACCGAACAAGATTCACCACTTCATCGGCGCAGCCAACTTCTGCCTCCGGACGTCCGAGGCCGGTGGGGTTGAGGCGGCAAAGCTCCTCCTCACCATCGCCTCCACGCTCACGGACCCGGCCCTGACCGAGGCTTACAAGGTCAAGCTCGTTATCTCCACGGTCAAGGCTTTCGCCGGGACCCTTCCGCTCAACCTGGCCCTCCGGTATCCGGACGTCTTCGGATTCATCAAGACGGCGCAGGGGAGGTAGGAATGACCTACGAGGAGATGGAATCAAAGCTCGAGAAGGAAAAGAAGGAGGCCACTGAAAAGGAGGTAGCAGAACAGACCCGCCGGAACGCTGTGCTCAAGGCTTGGCTGGAGCGGGAGGGGTTCACGGAGAAGGACGGCTGGACGATAGCACCGATTCAGAACGATTGCGGTGTCCGCCTCTCCTCCGGGGAGAAGGCCCTCCATATCCTCCTGTCGGGAGACGGGAAGGATGATGTGTATGTGTATCGGAAAGACGGGTGGGCCCCGCGTCAGGTCCACAACTGGCGTGAGGTGTTCTACCTCTTGAAAACCTGGAACTAGGAGGGACCGATGAGTGAGTTTGCGTTTGTCAAGGCCACGAAGTACGGTGGCAAGGTCCGGATGAGCATCGCTGGACCCTCCGGGAGCGGAAAGACGTTCACCGCCCTGTGTATCGCACAGGCCCTCGGAGCCCGAGTTGCGGTGATTGACTCGGAGAGAGGGACCGCACGGAAGTATGCCGACAGGTTCACCTTTGACGTGTTGGAGCTCACGCCTCCCTACTCGGTGGACCGCTACATCGCCGCAATCGAGGCGGCAAAGGGGTATGACGTCCTGGTCGTGGACTCCCTCTCTCACGCCTGGGCCGGACCGGGAGGTGTCCTCGAGTTTGTAGACAACCGGGCCGCAGCGTACCACGGGAGCACTTTCGGAGCCTGGGCGGACGGGACCAAGCTCCAGAACAAGCTCGTGGACAAGCTCCTCTCGGCAGACCAACACCTGATTGTCACTCTCCGCTCCAAGGTCACTTACACTCCGGACAAGGACGAAAAGACCGGGAAGACGGTTGTCCGGAAGTTGGGAGTACAGCCCATCCAGAGGGACGGGTTGGAGTACGAGTTTGACGTCAAGAGCAACCTCCTCCTCCCGGACCACGTTTTGGTCATCGAGGAGACACGTTGCCCCGGGCTGGACGGCAAGATGTTCGAGAAGCCGGACGGGACAGAGATTGCCGCAATCCTCCTGGACTGGCTTTCCGGGGAGTCGAGGCCCGAGCCTACGCCGTGGTACAAGGACCCTGTGATGGTCAAGAAGTTTGAGGACAAGGCCAAGACGTCCCTTCCCGAGGCCCTCTGGAAGTTTGGCCTGACCTCTCCGGAGGAGTGGAAGGGGACCGCACAGGAGCTTCTTTCAGCGGTCACGGCAAAGGTCCCGGAAGGGAAGCACTGGGGAACCGTTGACGCCATCACGAAGGCCGTTGCGCTCGTGCTCGGGGAGCCGGTGGACCTTGCGGCCGCAGAACTCGGTGGGGTCATCGAGCAGTTTGAGGAGACTCCCGCTGACTTCATCCGGGACGTCTTGGACAGCAGAGGGTAGGAGTAAAGTCCCCGGGCCCGCGCCCGGGGACCATCCCACAGGAGGAGAGATGGACTCAACAGTTGAGGAGTTGCTGGACGCGCTGGCTGAAACAGAGGCCCTCCGGGACAAGCTCCGCCTTGAGAGAGCGGAGGCAGAGGAGATTGCGATGAGGCCGGTCCGGAAGGCTCTTGACGACATCGAGGCGGAGTACAAGCCCAATGAGGACCTTGCCAACGACACGATTGCCGACATCAAGAAAAGCATCGAGGCAGCGGTGTTGGCCGGGAAGTCCTCCAAGAAGGGCAAGCACAAGACGGCTGTGTACTTCTCCGGACGGGTGACCTGGGAGACCAAGCCCCTCGAGGGGCTTGCCGCCATCTACCCGGAGCTCAACAAGTTCAAGAAGGTCGGGGCACCGTATGTGGTGATTCAGAACGCCAAGGGAGGGGAATGATGGGAGAGCTCATCCGCTATGTATCAACCTGGGGAGGGAGGCCAATGAACCTCCTGGACCTGTTCATCCTCATCGCCGGGATGGTCGTTGGAATCGTTTTCTTGGACCTCCTCGTGGCCCTCATCGAAAGCATCAAGGGCCTTCTGTAATGAACTCTCCGAAAGAGCCCATCCCACAGGAGCTACTCGAGCGGGTCATCAATGCTCAAGTAGGCTCCGAGCTCACAAGGGCCCTCGAGGAGGTCAAGAGGTTCATCGCCCACCGGGACGGTCCGATGGTCAACCCGGTCTGCCTGCGGTTCTCAACAACGAAAGAGGTTGCCGAGTGCCTGGACCGGGTTCAAGCCGCTCTTGACGCCGGGTTGCTCCACGGAGCGGAGGGGCTGGCCGCGCTAGACTACAGGGACAAGCTCCTGTATGAGCTCGAGCGGAGACGGGAAAAGGCTGATTGGGAGGCCCTGATGGAGCGGCAAAAGAACTCCGGGACCGGTCCGGGAGCGGTCACGGTTGAGTGGAGGAGGATGGATGACTAGCAGCCCAAAGATAGGGAGGCGGGGAGACGCAATCCTGTTCATTTGGGAAAGGGAAGGACTCGAGGCGGGGCTTGACTACTTCTATGAGGGCCACGGAGAGATAACTGCCGAGGTCACAGTCAAGAAAAACACGCCGCCGGACCCGGGCCTCCTACACTGTGCGAGGCTCAACCTGATGTCGTCACAGTCCCGGTCATCTCTAGGGAAAGCCCTCGGGAGTCGCTACAAGGAGATGGACTGGCCCGGCCTACTCGAGCAAATGTGCTACATCGCCGTCCAAGTCTACCGGGAAGGCGCACCGACCATAGACTTGAGGACGGTTGACCCGTATGAAAAACCGCGCTGGCTCCTGTATCCCTATGTGGAGACGGGAGGCCCCACCATCCTCTTTGCGGAGGGAGGGACGGGAAAGAGCACGTTGGCCCTGTGGATGGGAGTCAATGTTGCCCTCGGGTCCCGGGACCTCCGGGGAGGAGTCACGGAGAGCAAGCCGGTCCTGTACCTGGACTATGAGACAACGCCCGAGATTCACGCAGAGAGGTTCGGGGCCATCTGCGCCGGGTTGGGGGTTGAGAAGGAAGGAAGACCTCCGCTGTACTATCGAAAGATGATGACGTCCCTTCCTCAATCCGCCGCCATCATCCGGAAAGAGATTGACCGGCTGGGGGCCGGGTTGGTCATCGTGGACAGCCTGGGAGCCGCCGGGGACGGGCCTCCGGAGGAGGCGGCAACGGTCATCCCTCTTTTCACCGCCATCAACCGGCTCGAGGTCCCTACTCTGTGCGTCCACCACAAGCGGAAGGGGACCGGGAAAGAGAATGCCCGGGACCGGCTCTTTGGGTCCGTGTACTACGCCAACGCCGCCCGCATCGTTTGGGACTGTGAGGGAGTCGTTGACCCGGTTCTTGATAAGGTGACCCTCGGGCTCACCAACGTCAAAATCAACAACGGGAAGCCGCTCCCCAAACACGCCCTCGAGCTTCTGTATGTGAACAGGAATGACCGCCTCGAGAGCGTCACCATCAAGAAGGTGGACCTGATGAAGGTTGAGGACCTGGCTCGGAAGGCTCCTATGCGGGACCGTATCATTTCAGAGTTGTCGGGAGGGGCCAAGTCCATAGGGGAACTCGTTGAGAGCCTTGATGCGGAGGAGACAAGCGTAAAGGCAAGGATAACCGAGTTGCGCCGCCGGGGAGAGGTGGTGAACTTGGCAGACCACACGTGGGGCCTCGTGTCCCGAGAGGAGGAGTAGAATGGAATACCTGGTTATGAAGCGAGGAGCCCAGTTCGTTGCCACCGTCGCGCACACAAGCATCAACGCGGCCAAGGCGGAGGCCATTCGGTTGTGCAAAAAGGAGGGCAAACCGTTCGTTATCGCTATGCTCGTGGACGAGGTTCGCCCAGGTGACCCAGTGGTTACGTCCCTGCTCAACGACGATGACCCACCGGCCAATGATTGCTAAGTTAACCCTGGTCTTTTTCTTGGTTTGGCCACCCGTGGTCAAGTTCACCACGCACGTTCCCCTGGTGAGTGCTCCACCGGCGCCGGTGGTTGGTGACGCCACCTGGTATGGCATTAACTCCAAACCGTCAAGGTCACGAGATGGCAAGTGGTTCAACCCACTGGGAATGACGTGTGCGGTTGACGCTCGAAAGTGGGGAACCGAGGCCGGGGCCTGGTACCAGGTATGTCGCCCAAACCACTCCCAGTACGAAGGCTGTGTTGTGGTGCAGGTGACGGACACTGGGTACCTGGAGCAAGAAAAGGTACTGGTAGACCTTGCTCGGGGGGCCTTTAAGCTGTTGGCTCCACTGGGACAAGGACGTCAAAAGGTATACGTGAGGAGGATTAAGTGAACCTGCCGACATTGTGGTTAAAGTTCCTGTTCGTCTTGCTCGTGGCGGTGATTTGCCCGCCCATCGTGTTCGGGGTACTGGCTGCCGTGCTCGAGGCCGGTAAGCTGTGCGCCAAGGAAGTGAAGGCAGTTCTATGCGGCCCCACCTGGAAAGACCG